CTGGCGCGGGTACGTCCGACAGTATTATCTTTAAAACGGGTAGCCAATCTACTCGCATGACAATTGATACCAACGGCAACGTAGGTGTTGGGACGACCGGTGGTGATTTTGGAAGTACATGGCGACTTGTAGCCCGACAAGACCAAAACACAAAAACTTTGTTGGGTGTTATCAATGCAACATCTGGCGCAAATGCATCAGCAGAAATTTGGCAAATTGGCGGAACAGCTAACAGTTATGCTTATCTCAATTTAATTGACTCATCTGGCTCACCTTATTATGAGTGGGGGTTTGGTTCTGGCGTTCAATCAGCCCGATGGACAATGGGCGGCTCTGAACGTATGCGCATCGACTCCACCGGCAACGTCAGCATCGGCAATAGCGGTACTCAAACTGCCGTTAATTTGCTTACTAATGCCAGTATTACTGGTGCAACATCTGCTTATGCTCACTATAATGTTGGCGTTATTCAGTCTGGTGTAACGGCTGCCGCTTATTCATATGTAAGCAGCATCGGGTTGGCTGCATCAGTTACCACTGCTGAAGTAGATCACTTTAATGCTACTCCTCAAACTGGTGGCGCTGGATCAACCATAACGCTTCAAATTGGTTTTAATGCTTCTGCAAGTTTAGGAACGGCAGGTGCCGCAACAATTGGCACTGCATATGGTTTCTATGGTGCAATTGCATCCGGCGCGAACCGCTGGAACCTATATATGGGCGGCTCGGCCAATAATTATTTGGCGGGAGCGCTCGGTGTAGGAACAACCACGGTCGGCGTTGCGGGTTCGATCAATGCCATTGGAGCAATCACGTTCCAAACAACCACGAATAACCAGTCCTACACGACCACGGGCGCAGGCACGATCACGATCTCGTCGGGTACGACGGGTTCAATCAGCAATATGGGCATCAGTGGCTCGACGGGTTCATTTACCACGCTGACGGCTTCCAGCACGGTCACGCTGTCACCTGCCAATGCGAACGTCCTGTTGCAGCCAACCGGTACGGGTGTTGTCACCATTGGCCCTGCTACGCTCGGCACGATCAACAACATGTCGATTGGTGCGACGACAGCATCGACCGGCGCGTTTACGACGGTCACTGGCTCGACCAGCATCCTTTCGACGGGTGCTGGCGGCGTGGGCTATGCTACGGGCGCTGGTGGCGCTGTGACACAGCTCACATCACGCACAACGGGTGTTACGCTCAACAAAACCAGCGGCGCTATTACGATGTTTACGGCAGCAGGTTCGGCCACTGCCGCAACCTTTACTGTGACCAATAGCACGGTTGCTGCGACTGACACGATTAGTTTAAGCATGAAGACATCCACGAACTTATACAATCTTCTTGTTACTGCGGTGGCAGCTGGCTCGTTTAACATCACGTTCTATACGACTGGCGGCACGACTTCAGACACTCCAGTCATCAACTTCAACGTAATCAAAGGCGTGGCGGCATAATCATGGCAAACACATACACTTGGGTCGTCAACAACATGGTTTCGTATCCGCAAGCTGAAGGGCTTACGGATGTTGTTGTTACTGTCAATTGGACCTGCAATGGAACCGATGGAACATATAATGGGGCGCTCGGTGGCTCGACCGGCATTAGGCTTGATGCAACCGGCCCCTACACGCCTTATTCCGAATTGACCGAGGAGCAGGTCGTTGGTTGGGTAAAAGCCTCTCTCGGCCCTGATCAGGTGAATGCAACACAAAATGATGTTGCAGCTCAAATCGCCAACAATTATTATGTTTCTACCATTCTACCGAATCCTTGGGGCTGATTATGGACATGCAAACGGTTTACAATCTTATCGGCGGAGCAGCACTCGCAGTTTTTGGCTGGTTTGCCAGAGAGCTTTGGGGTGCTGTGAAAGCGCTTCAAAAAGATTTGCATGAAATGGAAATCCAAGTTTCCACGACTTATGTAACTCGCGAGGACTATAAAGCTGATATGCGTGAAGTCAAAGATATGCTTGGAAAAATTTTTGACCGGCTCGACAACAAGCAGGATAAATAAACGCCATGACAACGAGCACCAATAAAAACTTTCAAGAGCCGAATTCGGCCTCCCTAAATTGGGACGCGCCGCTCAATAGCAATTTCTTGGCGATTGATCAGGCGATGGGTTCGCCTTTTACTGTTTATGTTGGAACAGGCTCTTCGTCAACAGCTTTGACTGCCAATACCGCGACTCAAACGGTCAACGGGAACCCTATTTATTGGTATGATGCTCAACAGTTAATTATTCAAAGCGGCACGAGTTCAGGAACAAGCAATTTATCTGCAAACGTAACAATTACGCTTCCAAACACTCTTACATCAGGAACATTTGGTGGAGCATGGATTGTTCGTAATGCGATTTCTTCCGCTCAGCAGGGAACTTACACTGTAACGATTGTTGGAGGAAATGGCTCTGGGGCGAGTGTTACGATCCCAAATGGTTCTTCTGCTTTTATTTATACAGACGGAACAAACGTTTATTTTTCAAGCACAAATTTTGCATCGGTTGCGACAACTTCTGTCACGACGACGACAACTTTAGGGTCTGGTGTTTTTGGTTCGACCGTTTTTGTCACAAGCTCCGCTGCCTACACTATTACATTCCCCACACCAACCGGGAATAACGGAGCTTATTTTTCGATTTATGCCAGCGGGATTACGCCAGCAAACGTTGTTACGCTTTCAGGTTCATTTATTGTTCCTTCTCAAACGGCAGTTTCGTCTATTTCTTTGGCCTCTTATGGGAGCAATTACCTTTATACGTTTCTTTCAAATGGAACGAACTGGTATGTTTTTCAGTCGCCAGTCGCAAGCAACTCGTCGGGGCGCGTTTCTCCAAGAGTTTACAGCGCAGCGACGCAAAGCAGCCCTTGGGCCTGGAACAGCGACCCATATGATCAGCTTGAATTGACAGCCCTTTCGAATGCTTTGACGATCAGTGCGGACGCAGGAACCCCGGTCGACGGTCAGAAAGCTATTTTCCGCATAAAAGACAATCTTTCGATTGTTTCATTTACCGGAACAACGACGACGACGACTTTAACCACCACGACTTCAGTCACGATTGCTTCAAATAGCGTTCTTACGCTTTCTTCAACGGGCGCAGTCATCGGAACAGTCACGACTGGCGGAACTGGAACATCTTTTACAATAACAGGCGGCGTAGCTGAAACTTCTGTTTCAATAAATGCGACTCCGCCAGGATATGCTTTAACCTGGACAACAGGAACTTCCAAATCATTTGAAACGGTTGGGACGGTTCTTCCTTCGACGACGACCGCGACAAAAATAATTTATGTCGGTTGTATTTACAATTCAACCGCTGCTCGTTGGGATGTTGTTGCAGTTAACACACAGGCTTAAAATGATCATTTTATCAACTCAGCCTCGAATTCTTCCTTTTGCTCCGAAATGGGATTGGAAAATTTCGTCGCAGTCGCAAGCAAAAAACGAGTTTGGTCATGAGAACCATACACGTTTTAAAATTGTTGCGCGTTTGAATGATGGTCATCCTGTATGGACTGGTTGGTTTGATGATCGGGACGATGCGGACGTTTTTCTTCATGCGGCAGTACTCGGTACTTTAAATAAACAACCCGCTTTATGGACCCTAGCCATTCCAAATTGGGCGCCAGCTTATGGCGAGCAAATTACGTTTTATTTTTCAACCGTTGTATTTATTACAACAACCTCCACAACAACTTATACAACTCCTACAAGCTGGAACAACGGCAATACGATTGAATGCATTGGAGGCGGTGGTGGTGGCGGGAACGGCCCAAGCGACTCGAACGGAGGTTCTGCGGGTGGAGGCGGTGGATATGTTAAAGGAACTGCCCTGAATATTTCTGCAAATACGACGGTAACAATTAATATTGGAACAGGCGGAAGCCAAAATACGAATGGCGGAAATACATATTTTAATGGCTCGAGCCTCGCAACTTCAAGTGTCGGCGCAGCTGGCGGCGGAGCTGGAACGCCAAATGATACAGTTTCAGGAGGAACAGGCGGACGAGCCTCCGCCGGTGTTGGGGTAACTCTTGCTTACAATGGAGGAAATGGTGGGGCAGGATCTTTTGGCGGCGGCGGCGGTGGCGGAGCTGCTGGTCCAAATGCTGCCGGAAATAATGGAACCTCTGCAAGCGGGGATACTGCCGGGAAAGGAGGCCAAGGCGACGGAACTTTTGGCGGCTCCGGAGGATCAAATGCCGCTGGTGGAAGCGGAACAGAATATCAAACTTCTCCCGCGATTGGCTCGGGCGGCGGCGGAGCAGGAGGTGGTGGTGATTCTATTGCGAGCGCTGGTAAAAATGGTGGAAACTATGGGGGCGGTGGCGGTGGCGGCGGTCAATCAACAGGAAGTGGGTTTTCTGGCGGTTCAGGTATCCATGGATTGATGGTAATCACTTATGGGTTAGCTTCTGCTTCTAGTGGCTTCTTTATGTTTTTTTAAAGGTGATTGATGGATCCATTTACCCTGATCGCTGGAGCGACGGCTTTATATAACACGATCAAGTCAGCCGTCGATGCCGGTCAGGACGTGATGGATACTGCCGATAAAGTCGGCGCATTGTTTGCTCGTGTGGCGCAGGTCGTTCAGCTGACTTCGGCTCCTCGCAAGAAAAAGCTGTTCCAATCTCAAGCTGATTTTGAGGCCGAAGCCGTCAAACTATACGCCGCAAAAGCCAAAGCCCAAAAGATGGCTGCTGAGGTCAAGAACATGTTTGTTTCGACCTATGGAGCAGCAGCATGGGACGGAATTCAAAGGCAAGTGATTGAAATGCGGAAAGATGCGGCAAGGGAAACTGCGGCCGCATTAAAACAGCAGCAAGAGATGCAACAAGATCTGATCATGATAAGTAGCATTATCGGATTTTTGGTGTTTGGTATTGGCGCGATCGGCGTCATTTTTTTATTTACGGTGAAATAATGCTAAAAGCACTTAAACATCTGTTCACAGGTGTGGACAACGAAACATGGGACATCGGCCGAATTCTTTGGGCCAAAATGTCTGTCGTTTATTGCGCAGTCAGCGCGTATCACGCTGTCGCTCATGGCAATTTCGATCCTCAAAATTGGGCCATTGGTGCTTCAGCAATTCTCGCTGGCGGCGGCGGTGCGCTTTCATTAAAATCAAAAACGGAGCCGGGAAATGTTCCTCCTGTTTCTTAATCCTTGGGTTCAACGCCTTTTTATCGTTCTTGCGCTTGTCGCGGGTTATGCCTATTGGGCAAACCGCGAAAAAAGCATTGGCGCCGAAACAGAGCAAGCTCGCGAAGAGGCAATCGCAATTCAGCATGAGCAAAAAATTGATGCGGAAACGGCTGCCGTCGATCAGTCAGTTGCGAAAGATCCAACTCCTCAAGACACTTTAGAAAAACAATGGAGCCAGCCATGAAAGTAAGTAAGTTATTTACCGTCGTTTTGATGGTTAGTTTCCTTTCTGCCTGCATGAAGCCTGAAACAAAGATCGTCGACACCTCTTGCGATTGGGTAAAACCGATTTTTGTTCGCAAGGCCGACAAACTTTCGACCCCAACCGCCAGCGAGATTCTCGCCCACGACGATAAGTGGAAACAATTCTGCGGAGAAAAATAATGGCTGCGAGTAATTTTGCTCAATGTTTTGCGCTCGTTTTGAAAGAAGAAGGCGGATACGTTAATGATCCGCTCGATCCGGGCGGAATGACGAATCTCGGTGTTACGAAGCGAGCATGGGAAGCTTATGTCGGGCATGAAATCGACGAAGAGACGATGCGCGGACTGACGCCTGATCTTGTCATGCCATTTTACAAAACCCAATACTGGGATAAAAATCACGGCGATGCCCTCCCTTTGGGAGTTGATTATGCGGTGTTTGATTTTGAAGTGAATTCAGGCGATGGGCGAGCAGCGAAAGTTCTTCAGGCTTGTTGCGGGGTAACTCAGGATGGAGCCATTGGTCCTGCCACATTAGCAGCGGTTCAGTCAATCAGTCCCATTGACTTATCGGCGCAAATCTGCGATAATAGGCTCGCCTTCTTGCAATCTTTGCCAGGGTGGGCACATGATGGCCATGGTTGGGGCAACCGGGTTTCTTTTGTTAAAGATATTTCTGCAAAAATGGCCGAATAGGTGACTCGATGGCGACCGCTCTAACTTACAATGACTACATCACGCAAGTTTCAACGATGTCGGTCGTTCCATTGGATCCAACTCAAACTTCTCCTGTTGCGACAACCGATCCAAATTTTGAAGCGATCGTTCCTTCAATGATCAGCTATGCGGAAGATCGCATTCAACGCGATTTGGATTTTTTATCGACCCAAACCTCGATCGTTTATACTTCAGGCCCAGGCGGGGCTTCTCCCCTTATTTTTGGAAGCAGTTCGGTTTTTTCAATTCCATTGAGTAGTTTTATTACGATTCAAACACTTCAAATTTCGGTCGCTGGGACATCGACTGATTATTCTCCTCCGCTTGTTCCAACGTCAAAAGAGTTTATTCAAAATGTTTATGGATACAATTCTTCGGTTCAAGGGATGCCGCAATATTTTGCTATGTACGGGGCCGATGGAACTTCGCCTTTGAATTGGCAAATTTTGCTTGGGCCGACTCCGGATCAGGCTTACGATCCATTGGTAACTGGAACAATTCGATTTACGCCAATGGATTCGACCAATGGCGGAACAAACACGACATTTATTAGCACCTATTTGCCTGAAATTTTCATCATGGCTTCAATGATTTATATCTCGGCTTATCAGCGTAACTTTGGGCGCCAATCGGATGATCCGGCAATGGCCCAGAGCTATGAAAGTCAATATCAGGCTTTGATCAAAGGGGCGACCGTCGAGGAATTTCGCAAGAAATTTCAATCTTCTGCTTGGACACCTTATTCTCCTTCTCCTATCTCTTCGCCAACGAGGTAATTAATTATGCCTCATGCAACGATGAAATTAATTCCTGGAGTCGATACAACAAAAACGCCAGCTTTGAACGAAGCGGCGTTTTCCTCCTCTCAGCTTATTCGATTTCAGCCTGATCGAAATGGAATGGGCCTTATTCAGAAGCTCGGCGGCTGGGTAAATTGGGCGCCAGGTATAAACATTTCTTCTCAAATCAACGAGCTTCATGCTTGGGAAGATTTGAACGGACAGCAGCGCCTCGCGATTGGGGCACAAAACGAACTTTCGTATATTACCAGCCCTTCGCAAACTTACACCAATATAACTCCAGAACTAAACGCAGCTAACGTTTCATTAACGACAGCAGTTTCTCAATCAGTAACATTTACCACAAGCAACGGAATTACCGTTTCGAGCCTTTGGGGAATCGGAACAGCGGTTTATTTTACATCGACCTCCGGAAATGTTATTGCAAATACAGTATATTGGATTTTTAGCGCTTCTGCTGGAGTTATTACGCTTTCTGCAACTCCTTGGGGCGGAGCGCAAGCGGTTTTTGCTACGGGAGTAACCTCCGGTGCAAATACTATGTCTGTTGCGCCTTTTGCGATGGTCGCAAACTCACCTTATGTTTATATTACGGATACCGCTTTGGGTGTTCAAACAGGTGTTTCGGTCGGTTCGGACGGAAGCGGAAACGTCCTCGTCACCGCGACAACCACTCCTGTTTCAACAACGCAAATTTATTTCACCGGTTCAATTACAGGCTCCTCAATTGCAGCAAATACGCCTTATTACGTTTTACCGGTTTCTTCGAATACGTTTAATCTTTCGCTAACTTCTGGCGGAACCGCGATTGTAAATTCGGCAACCTCTGCGACGAATTTAACGCTTTACAATCCGAATCAAATCCAAACAGGATTTAATATTAATATTCAAACTCCTATCAGCATCCAAACGATTTTGCTGAGCGGAGTTTATTCTGTTATTGGAGCTTTGAGCGGTAATCAATTTTTTAGCGTTTATGCGATTCAAGCCAATGCTTCTCCTGCAAGCGCTTCTGTCGGTGTTGCGACTTCATTGGCCAATGGGCCGCTGCTTCCACAATTTTCCACCAATTCTGGAACAACAACCGTAACGGTTACCGAATATAATCAGCCTTATATTAACGGACAAACCGCTTCGTTTTTGTATCCAACGACATCGAATGGGGTTACAATCTATGGAAATTATATCGCGACTTTGGACGCGACAAATCCTTCTTATAGATATACAATTAGTTCTTCTTCCCCGGCGACCGCCTCTGCTAGTTTTTATATGAACAATGGCAATGCTCACATTGTTTATTATTACAATATCCCATCTCTTTATGGTGCAAGCGGATATGGTTCAGGGGAATACGGTGGTTACGTTGGTTATCCTGGCAGCCCAGCCGCAACGCAATTAAGCACCATAACCTCTGTCGCGAGTCAAACTGTTACAATTGCTCAACCTGCTTCTCCGGCGGTCATAACAGTTTCTGGCAATGCGCCTCCGAATGGAACAGCCTTAACATTTACAGTTAGCTCCGGAGGCTCCCTTCCGACCGGCCTTCAACTTAATACGATTTATTATGTCGTCAATTCATCTTTGAGCACGACATATAACGTTTCGATGACGCAAAATGGATCTCCAATAAGCGTTACGGCGGGAGGTTCCGGAACTTTCACTGCGAACTATACAGACTACGCATATATTACCCTCAGCACGACAAATTCCAATGTTGCGCTAAATCAGCTTGTTACTGGAAGCGCTATCTCCCTAAATAACAAAGGGCTTTATCCGTATATCACAAGTGGAAGCGGAACTGTTTGGTATTTGAGCATTACGCCGGGTGGTATTTCGGGCAACACGACAACCTCGTCATTTACCGCTTCTTTCTTTACTGCTTCCGTCGGATATGGCCTTGGGATAAAAACGAGCTATCCGAGCGGAATTCCTTTGTCGGGTGTTTCCGATTGGGTAATTAATAATTTTGGCGAAATTTTAATTGCCAATCCTGAAAATGGTCCGATCTATTATTGGTCTCCTACGAATAATACGGCGGATGCGTTCCTTCTCGCAAACGCGCCGCTTCTGAATCATGGCATTTTTATTGCGATGCCTGCACGTCAAGTCGTGGCTTATGGTTCAACAGTCACAGGCATCCAAGACCCTCTCCTTATTCGTTGGTCGGATGCCGCAGATGCGACGACTTGGATTGCCTCCGCAAACAATCAAGCAGGAAGCTATCGCATCCCAGAAGGAAGCAGCATCGTCGGTGGAATTCAAGGCCCGCAACAAGCCCTGATTTGGACAAACATTTCAGTTTGGGCGATGCAATATGTTGGCGCCCCGAATGTTTATGGATTCAATAAAATCGCAGACGGAATGGGCCTCATCGGTAAAAAGGCTGTCGGAATTCTTGGTGGCAATGTTTATTGGATGTCTCCCGAAAAATTTTGCATGCTTTCCTCGACCGGCCCTCAGCCATTGGCTTGTCCGGTTTGGGATCAAATCTATCAGAATATCAACACAAACCTTTATTCCCTCATTCGTTGCGCAACGAATTCGACGTTTGGGGAAGTGACTTGGTATTATCCGACGACCGGCAGCTCCTACAATAATGCCTATGTAAAATACAACGCTTATACCCAGCAGTGGGATTATGGCACGTTGGCAAGAACCGCTTGGGTCGATCAGTCTGTTCTCGGAACTCCGATTGGCTCCGACAACAAAGGCTACATTTATCAGCATGAAGTCGGTTACGATAATGATATTAATCCAATGGTTTGTTCATTTCAAACCGGATACATTCAGCTGAACGAAGCGGACAACCTTGTTTTCGTCGATCAGATTTGGCCCGATTTCAAATGGCAAACAGCGGATGGGGCCACCAACCCGATTCAGCTCTATATGACTTTTTATGGAGCGGACTATCCCGATGGGCCGCAAACGGCCTATGGCCCATATTACATGGACCAGAACGTCCAGTATATAAGCTGCAGAATTCGCGCTCGTCTTCTTTCGATTTCTGTAACAACCGTTGACCAAAGAGGAACCGCCTCTTTGAATACTTTTTTCCGAATTGGCGCAATAAGATATCGCTATCAACTGGATGGAAAATTCTAATGGCTGCAAGTTTAGACGATATCCTAACAACACAGAAAAACGGCGTTCAAGCAATCAATGCCTACGTCAGCGCAATCAATTTGCACGCCGGTACGAACAACACAAAAAAGGTTGCCGCCTCGACAACGTTTCTTGTAAAATCTTCTTCTGGTTGGTTGGCAAATGTTAGTATCATCTCAACTGGTGATATTGTAACTTTTTACGATACGAACAGCACAACAAACACGACCGGGAATGAAATTTGTGTTATCCCTGGAACAAACCTCGGTGTTGTCCAGATTCAAATTCCTTTTGCGACTGGGCTTGTTATGAAAACTGGCACCCCTACCGCTTCTGCCACATACACTTGAGGTCGCAAAATGCCGCTGGAACACGGAAAATCGAAACAAACGATCAGCCATAACATCTCGGAAATGATCCACGCCGGTCATCCACAGGATCAGGCGATTGCAGCGGCACTGAACACCGCCCGTCATACAAAAGCCGGTGGCGGAGGTTTGTACGCGAACATACACGCGAAGCAACAGCGCATCGCCCATGGCTCGAAAGAACATATGCGGAAGCCTGGCCAAAAAGGCGCACCGACTGCTGAAGCGTTCAAAGTTTCTGCTCGGACAGCAAAAGCCGAAGGTGGCCCATTCGCCGACATGAATTATGACAAAGGCGACATGTCCTACGTCCATTCGGATCAGCCTGTCCGCCACATGATCCATGAAGGCCCGATCCATTCCCCGGTCGCCGGGCGCACCGACCATTTGCCGATGAACGTTGAATCGGGGTCGTATGTTATCCCGGCCGACATCATCTCGTCCATGGGCGAAGGAAACACGATGGCAGGGTTCAAAATCGCCCGGCGCATGTTTAGTTCGTCACCTTATTTCAATCAGCAGAAACAACCCTACACAGCTTCCCCCTCGCCCTACACCGAGGGAAAACCATACGGCGCTCGTGCGAGCGGCGGAAGAGCTCCAGTCGAAATCGTTGCGGCTGGCGGAGAATATGTAATTTCTCCGGATGATGTTACGCGCCTTGGAGATGGCGACATTGATCACGGACACGAGATCCTCGATCATTTTGTCAAAGGCTATCGTAACAAGACGATAAAAACACTCCAGAAACTTCCTGGGCCAAAGAGGGACTAATCGAATATGGATAATGAATTAAGCGTTCGCGTCGGAACCGCTGAAGATGTCGACGGAATGATGCAGCTTGCGCTCGCAGCTTGCGAGGAAAACGGTTTGACAAACCCAAACCCCGCTAAGCTCCTCAATGAGATTTGGGCCGGGCTGACACGTCAGCATGGGATCGTTGGAATTATCGGTCATCCGGGTGAACAGTTCGAGGCAGCAATTTTGCTGAGAACGGAGCCTTTGTGGTATTCTGATGATTTAACGATTGTCGAACGGGCGATTTTCGTTCATCCTGAGTATCGCAGTGCAAAGGGTGGGCGTGCTCGAAAACTTTGTGAATTCGCAAAACAGGCAGCAGAAGTTTTGCAGATTCCATTGGTGATTGGAATTCTTAGCTCTCAACGAGTCGAAGGCAAGGTTCGACTTTATGAGAGGCAGTTTGGGCCTCAATCTGGGGCTTATTGGATTTATGGCAAAAAGACCGGCGAATGGCAAAATGATGCCGCCGAGACTTTGACGGAGCATTGATATGGGTGGCAAGACCGGTACGACGACGCAAAGCGTTCAAATCCCACCAGAGGTTTTGGCTCGCTATAATGCAGTGAACGCGAACGCTCAGCAGGTCGCGCAAACTCCATTTCAAAATTATAGCACAGACCCAAATGCGTTCGTTGCGCCGATCAACGCTCAGCAGCAGCAGGGCATTTCGGATATTAATAAATATGCGAATTCAGCTCAGCCGGTTTTGAGTCAAGTCGAGCAGGGCTTCACGCCGCAAGGTTTTGCTTCCGGCGTTCAAGGCTACATGAACCCATTCTTGCAAAATGCGGTTGGCTCAACTGTCGCGCAAATGAACAATGTTAATCAGCAGCAACAACAGCAAATGCTGGGTTCCGCTATTGGTCAGGGAGCGTTTGGCGGTGATCGAGCCAACATTGGCCTGGGGAATCTTGAAAACCAGCAGAATCTCGCCCTTGGCCAAACCATTGGCGGCATGGAAAATCAAGGTTTTCAAAACGCCGCCCAAAATTATATGACCGGATTGGGCCAAGAAGGAACTTTCGCACTTCAGGGACAACAGGCTGGTCTTGCCGGAGCTCAAGCAGAACTCGGCGCAGGAACGCTCGAACAGCAAACTTCACAGGCTGGCAATACAGCGCTCTACAATCAGTTCCTGCAAAAACAAGCCTATCCATTCCAAACCGCTCAATTCCTCGCGAACATCGCAGAAGGAACAGGCGCACTTTCCGGCAACACGACAACAACAACTCAGCCAATGTCGGTGTTTTCGGATCGCCGTTTGAAACACGAGATCAAACAAGTCGGCACATCAAAAAATGGTCTCCCGATTTACAAGTTTAAATATAAGGGCGACCCAACTGAACAAACGCATATCGGCTACATGGCAGATGAAGTCGAAAAAGTCCATCCCGAGGCCGTCGGCCTTTCGGGCGGATACAAAACGGTTGATTACGAAAAAGCCTCTCGCGCAGAAGGCGGCTCGGTTGGCCCTGAAAATGCTGGAATGAGCTATGGACTCGGAGGCCGCGAACATCATGCGATGGGCAATGCTGTCGGTCAAGACTACAGCCCAGGATATTACGATCCCTACAACATCAACAACATCGTTTCCAAGCACGCCGCAATGTCGGAAGATATCGGCAAAGGTTATGTCCCGACCGCTCGTCAGCTTTCGGCTGGTGCGCCCGGCTCGCGTGTTCCGGGAAGCCTTCCTGTAAATAATCAGCTCATTCGTCCAGCTTCTGCTGGAGCGCTCCCTCCGAGCGCTTTGGAGCAAGGTTTGGGTGCAGTAGAAAAAGGCAAAAATATCGCCGAGCTTTTCCAATCGAGTTCCAGCAAACACGATGCGGGCGCTCTGCGTCAGCTTTACGATTGGGCGACGAAGAAAGAAGGAACCCAAGGCAATCAAAATTCAAAGAGCCAAACGCAAGGCGCACAGGCTCCAGTCGATCCAACAAATAATCCTCCTGCAACAAATCCGAAAACCACAAATAATCCTCCTGCAACAAATCCTAAAACCAGCGATGCGGATACCCTTCAGGACAACTCGAAGCAGGTTGCGGCCGCAGAGCCAGCGCAAATGGGCCTTGCTGCAGCGGACGGTCAAATCGCAACAGGCGACCTTCTTGCTTCGGCTCATGGCGGACGGATTCATCGCGATATGGGCGGAGGGACTCCGGAAGGTCTCTACAGCGCAGATCAGCAAGGATCGTTGGATATTCCTGACGAAAAGTCGAACTTAAAACTTAATCAGCAAGCAAACCTTCCAGGTTCAATGGGCGACCCAACGATAAAAGATCTTATGGCGCTTGCATCTTTAGCAAGAATGTTTGCTTCGGGCGGTCGAGCAGGATACGCCGGTGGCCAAACTGTCAAGCCGAACTCCTCCTCCGACCCAGCGACTGCGCCCGATGACACTTCGTCCGATCCAAATGACATTGGAAATCTGCTTTCTGCGCTCGGAAAGATCGAAAGCGGCGGAAACTACGGCGCTCTTGGCCCAACGACCAAGTCGGGTGATCGGGCTTATGGCAAATATCAGGTTATGGGCTCAAACGTTCCTCAGTGGACGCAAAATACGCTTGGACGCTCTTTGTCACCGGAAGATTTCCTTGCTGATAAAAATGCTCAGGAAGCCGTTGCGAAAAACTATTTTGGCGATGCTTTGAAAAAATACGGAACTCCGCAAGATGCTGCTTCCGTTTGGTTCACAGGCAAGCCGCTTTCGAAAACGAATCAGCAGACCTCGGACGTGACGGGGACGACTGTTCCGAAATATGTTCAGCGTTTCAATAAAGCTGCTGGCCTCGGTCAAACTGCCGGTCTCGATCAGATCGGTGGCGGCAACGATCAAAAACCAGATTGGTTCAACCCGGAAGTCGTAGACAATTACAAGCGAATTCCTTCGACCGCGACCGCAGAAGACACGACCTCTCCTGCTCCTTTCGCAACAAAAACGGACGTGACAGAGGATGTTGCAACGGCTCCTTCTGCTCAACCTCAAGAGCAGCCTCGTCCCGGTTTGGCAGGAACAACAAAGTCGGGTGCCTACACGGACGAATCTCAGCAGGTCGGCCCGATTGGCAAAATGGCAAAAGGTTTGGCTGGTGAAAACTTCCCGACCTCCGAGAACCTTTGGGTTCCTCTTTTATCAGGTGTTGGAACGATGCTTTCGTCCCATAGCCCTTATCTCCTGCCAGCGATTGGCGAAGGCCTCGTCGGTGGAACATCGGCCTATATGGCGCTGAATAAGCAGCAGCCTGAAATTGCTCAACAGCTCGCCGAAACAAGGACGCAGAACGCCGCGACCGATTTGACGAGAGCAAAAGAGCAGGAAGTTTGGTCAGGAATTTCGTCGGACAGCATGAAGTTCTCTCCGCAAGGGGAGCTGTTCATCAAAGCTGTCGGCCCAGATGGAATGTATCACTGGGTGAGAGACCAAGACGCTCGTGCAGCAATGAAGAATGGCGATCTTATGATCGATCCTCGGACGCACATCGCAACCTCGAAAGTTGCTTTGCCAGAGGCTGATGTTAATTCTCTCGGCGGGAAACCAGCTCCGGGCCTCGGCGGCGGATCGACAACGACTCCAGGTGCTCCGGCAATTTCTTCAGCTCCTCTTCCGGCTCCTGCTGCAACCCCAGCTCCTGCTGCAACCCCAGTTCCTGCGGCGCCAACCGGCGTCGTTCCTCGCAGCGAGCCAAGTGTTGTTGCTCCGAAAAATGTTGGCCCAACAGCATTGTCGGATGAAGACAAAAAAGCTGTCGCGGAAGCCGCTCAAAGGATCGGGGCCGCTGGGCCAGGGTTCGCTGCAAAGAATTGGGGCGACAGTTTGACGGATTATGACGATGACGGAAAAGCCGCCCAGCTTCTCCGCCCACGGCTCTTGGAATATGCCGGTAACGTTTCTCAGCAACCCGCAAGCGGCGTTTATGCGCATGGAACAACGGCCCCATTGGTTCAGCCAATGGCCGGTGCGCTTCAGTCTTTGGCGAAAACGCTTGGATTGTCTGTTCCTGAATCGCTTCAAGGCGGTCTCGCCAATGAGGAAGCAATCGAAAAAGCTGTTGAAAACATGAGTCAGGCAGCTGCGAACTCCGGCAATCAAAGGGCAGTCTCTGCGCTTGAACACTTCAAAGCGACCTTCCCAACCAAATCGACGAGCCGTGAAGGTGCAGCCGAAAACGTCGCAACCATTCTTCAGCAAAATCAAAACAGCGCCGATATGCAAGAGGCTTCTTTGAACTGGAGAAATGCTGCGGCAGACGTTGATCCGCACATTGCGAATTTGACAGGCTCGCAGTTCGCGAATTGGTATTTTAAGAAAAATGGTCCAATGCTCGAAAGAGAGCATGATGCTTTGAAACAGATGATGCTTAATCCGATGACGACCAATGGCAAGCCCAATGGTCCTGTCATGGAGGATCCTGCAACAAAACAACCGATGACGGTTTTGCGCTACATTGTTAAAATGGGTCCAAACCTCGACGAGCCGCATAAAGAATGGATCCGGAAAAACTACGGAGACAATATCCTACGCTATTTCCCAAGCATTAAACAGTGATTTGAAGGAACAAAATTATGGCCGATGACGATCTTTCATTTCCTGTTCCAACTCAAGAAACTCCAGCCGACAGCGGAACGGATTTTTCATTGCCTTCAGGAGGCAACGTTGTTCCGCCTCCTCGCAAAGCGGAATATTGGAATACAAAAGACTTTCAAAGAGGCACAGGCTCAGGTCTGGAGCGTGGCGTCGCAGATGTTGTCGGCATGGGCGGAGATTTGCCGCAAACAGCTGGCAATATTTATGAACTGGCAATGCAAAAACTTCTGCAAAAATCGGGGTATCAATCTCCGGGTGGCCCTGATGTTTATAACAGAGGATATAGCGATATTGCTGCCGAAAATGAAATACTCGGCAAACCTATGTTGCCAACTTCTGAAGATATAAAAAAAGCCGTACCAGAAGAAACTGGTATCAATTATAAACCCACTTCCGAATGGGGAGAGCGTGCGCAGTCAGGAGCTGAATCTGCAGTTTCCAACCTTGTTGGTGGTCCAGAAGGCATGGCGGCTCGGGGAACAGCAGGTCTTCTTGGCGGCGTGTTCGGAACAACC